CACCCACGTCACAGTGCGCGCGATCTGTCCGTTGGTGAGGGCTTCGATGTCCCATTCCCAGCCAAAGTCGGTACTCGTTCCCGGCCATGCCGAGGTCGGTAGAGTACCGCTAAACGGCGTCAGTACCGGAGCATTGATGTGGTTGTCGAACTGCACTACCTCGCCCTTGTTCTGGATATAATTTCCTGTTCCCAACGCCGAACCATAGGAGAGCATCGGCTGGCTGACGTAATAGATATCGCCGGAACTTCCTTCGGTGGCGAGCGAGAACGTCACGGAGGATGCCGAGGACGAGATCGTGGTCGTTGTTTCTACCCATTGATAGGCGTTGGTGCCCGCGGTGACGGTAGAGCAGGCCGCAATGATGCAGAGTTGAAAATTGCCGTTGCCGACAGTGCCGCGCGACAATACCCAGGCGCCGAACACCACGGTACGGCCCTGAAATCGCTGCACGTCAGAGATCGGCACGGGGAAAATCAGGCTTTCCGTGGTGCCCGCGCCCTTTCGTAATCCCAGACTGAAATACGAACCGGATTGTACATTGGCCGCAAAAGCATCGCGCCACAGCAGTAGCGTTGAAGTTTTTGTCCAGTTATTCGGGCCCCATGGCGACGTTCCGGCGGCGTCGCCGACCGTGATCGGGGTGGCGGTGACGGCCGACGATGAGGTGGGAATGAGTTGGCCCGGCAGATACGCGGTGAAGGACGTATTCGGTGTTACCGAAATCACGCGCATCGAGGCGTAGGTCAGATTCGACCCGCCGTTAAAATAAATGATATCCCCGGCCTTGAGCTGCTGGGTATTGGAGGCCGTGAATGTCGTAAGGTTTGAGCCCGTAGTAAAACTGGAAACAAAGACCGGGGTTTGTGATCCGGTGCCCCCCGAATTCATCATGGTGATGTAAGCAAGCGAGGCGAAGATTTGCCATTGGGTGTTTGGCAGAAGGTTTTGCCCACCCGCCAAGGGCGAATTCCATGTTCCATCGGCGCGCAGGAAATTGGAGGTGCCGCCGCTTGATGCCGGCACCAATCCACGCAGTGACGACGTAAACAGATTTAGGCAGGCAGTGGCCTGAGTGGCAGTGATCGAGCCGGACAGACCGCACAGCGACGCGACGCCGTTGGCCTGGTTGAACTGATTGAAGCTTACCGCCGTAGTCCCCACCGTCGTTGTGGTTGCGGCCATCACCCAGGAAGAATTGATATTTGCGCTGCCGCCGGTGATGAAGGTATAGGATCCCTTCAGCATGTTCGACGCCTGGTTGAAATATGTCGCCCGCGTCAACACCCACGGCACCGAGCCGGAACCTGCGGTGGTGAGCGTATAAATTCCATTCTGGGCTGGCGCGGCCTGATTGTTGACTAGCACCACCGAATTGAGCGCGGCTACCGTGCCGTCTACGGTCAGTGTCGAATTGGATCCGGCGGTTAGGGTGGCGCCGACGCCCAGCGCGCCGTTGGAATAAGTCGGTGAATTTGGCAATACCGCCGCGGTGGCATAGGAAGTTAGCGCCAGGATGATAAGTCCGGACGAAGATCCATCTACATATCCCTTGGTAGCGGCGTCGGAGACATTGATCGGATTCGGCAGACTGGTGATTGAACCACCGGTGATCGCCACTCCGGTGATCGATCCTCCGGTAATCGCCACGCTAGAGGCGTTTTGCGTTGCTATCGAGCCAAATAGCACGCCGTTGGTCGCGGTACAGGTGATGATACCGAGCGAGTTTGCGGTGCAATCGCCAGAAATCCCAGTATAGATGCTACCGGCACCGTTCAGGGCGGCCATGAGCTGCGTAGTGAGGATGGCAAACGGGATGGCTTGCGACGGGCCAGAGCTGCTGCCGGTGCCAATGCGCCCCAAAACTGTGTGGTCTGGAACTGTCGGGAAGGTCTGCGCCGCGGCCAAACCGGGGATCAGGGCAAGGATCAGGCCGAGCGCGCGGAGGACATTTCGCATGGCCGGGAAGATGGCGGAACTACCCCAGCCAGCAACGCACCGCTACGGGGTCTGAGGACCGCCCTGGATTCGCGTCATGCGGTCCCGCTGCTCTGGGGTCGCCGTCCGGTAAAAGTCCCTCAGTGCCTTGCTGCCGAGTCTGGTAGCGGGGTTTAGGGTGGTCTTGAGCACCCAACGGGAATAGCTGGCATCCATCCCGATATCCGTCATCTTGGCCTCGGCGCCGGCCTGGTCGCCCCGGAGGATCTGCTTGCGGATGTCCGGCATGGCCTGCTGCACCCGGAACTCAAAGGCCGATTTGTTGTGGTACATCTCGCCGACGGCCTCGCCGCCCGGGGCGCCCTTCCGGAAGGTCACGCCAGCCAGCGGGCCGGCCAGTTGGAGCTCGTTCACGGTCTTGTCGCCCTCGCCTTTCACAAGGTCGGAAAGGGCGCTGATCTGGCCCTCCGGCAACTGCGAACCGGCCAGATGCTTCGCGATCGCCCAAACGGTTCCGGCATATTTGGCCGGGGTATCGGCGTCCGGGTCATAAATCTTGCGGCCAAAACCGCCGTCATTGCTCAGGATTTGCAGCAACGGGCGGGCGATCGTGCCCTGCTTTTTCCGGAGCATGTCCAGCGGGCCGGTGCCCCAGCCGGTGAATTCCTCGCCGATCTTGCCGACGGGGTTGCGGGCATAGATGGCGGTGCCGTCCTTGGTGTGTCCGATCTTGAGGCGATTTTCCAGTCCCGGCTCGTTTTCGGAAGTCGAACTGAGGCTTGTGACGTTCGACGGCCAAAGCATGGAAAGCGGGTTTTGGCTTCCCTTTTCCATGTAGTCGCGGAAGCGCCTGATGTAACCGTGCGCCTCTTGATCGAGCGTGTTGCTGCCGAGCATGACGTTCAGCGCACTCTGCATGACCGAGTTGCCGACATAGAGTAGGCCGACGTCGAGCGCCACGGTAGCCATGGCCTTACGCCGGGCCATGGATTTCGCCAGCGATGCCGCGCTCTGGGGAATCGATCCCTCCTCGCCCGCCATATCGATCGATCCAGCCTTGAATCCCGCATCCCGTTCGATCTGTGCCATCACATCCTTGGGCAGGCCGGTCAACATGTCCTTCATCACGCCGAGGTTGCCAAGCGTGAATGAGCGCGAGAACAGCATGATATTGGCAAGCTTGGTCGCCCCGTCGCTCATGGCCTCCTTCGGCAGCGAGCCGGCGTATCGGTTAGCCATATGCGCCGCGACCTTGGCCGATGTTGCCCGGTCCAGCCCCTTCTCGATCCCGGCGTCGAGGAAGTTCTTATACAGCCCCATCTGCAAATCGCCGATGCGATCCCACAGCAGCGTATTGTGCCAGAAGTCGCCCGCCTTATCGATCGCGGTGCGGACGGCGGTCTCGGCGGCGGGATCGAACAGGCCCGGCACGAAGCCGGCGACCTTTGCCGTCAGCGAGCGGCCCGGCGTCAGGTCCGGCGACTCCATGACCGACGTGATGTCCTGATTGAAGAAGCGATGGCCGATCGGGACAAGGCCGTTGTCGATTGCCTCGTGCATCAGCGGCACGTTCTTCTTGGCCGCGTTGCCCTCAAAATAGACTTTGAACGTGCCGACCTTGAACGGAGCTGCCGGGAACGCCCGGCCCCACTCCACCGCGTTGTGGATCATCGGCGAGTTCATGATCAGGCTCATGGTCTTGCCCTTGAGCGCCATCATCGCGCCGTAGGTCGCACCGGACTTTTGGGACAGTACCGCGCGCAAGGGGCCCTCGAAATCGCCGTGAACGTAGAGCGGGACTTGTTCAAAGATCGTATTGCCGGCCTCATCCTTGACCGCCGCGCCATCCTGAAACTTCGGCCGCCACGTCTTGAACGACGGATGGTCGAGCGTGAACCATTTGGTTTCGGAACCGGAAGGGATTGCGCCCTCGGAAACCGTATCTGTTCCGGTGCGCTCGCCATATTCCTTGATGTTGTTGATCAGCGTCCGGCCGGCAATCGCGTCCTCAAGCTGGGAGGTCGCCAGCGGCAGCACGCGGATATCGCGCGCCAGCATCGCCTGATCGCCGTACTTCGCCTTGGCCGCCGCTTCGGTGTCCTGCGCCTCCATGTATTTGCGCTTCAACAGGTTCCCGGTCTTGGTGCGCAGGTTGCCGCCGATGCCGTCCAGCGCCAGCGCGGTATCCTTCGATCCGGCCGAGGCCACGTTGATGATCATGCGCGGCGTGTAGGCCGGAAGCCCCTCACCCTCGACCATGCCGATATCGCGGGCGCGGACCCATGCGTTTTGGGATCGAGTTTGCAGTTGCTCGACCATCGCGCGCTCTGCCGGTTCAAGCGTTGCCATCCCCTGGTGCTCCCGCATCGATGCTGGTTCATCCAGCCGCAGCGAAAGGCTTTCCTCGTCGGCAGCATTCCACATGCGAGCCCGCTGTTCCGGCGTGAACTTGTCGGCGATGTCCTTGTCGATCCGCGACCAATCCCAACGATTGCGCCGCATCGAGTTGGCGAAGTCCTTGGCAATCGCCATACTGTCGCGCGTGCCGGTCGCCATCGGGGCAATCAGCATTTGCGCATCGCGGCCGATGTCCAGCAGCTTGTCGCCAGCATCCTTGAACGCTGCGGCGAGACGGCCAGGCGGACTGGCGGGCTGCACGTCGGGTGATATGTCTGCGGGATCGGTGCGCGCGGCGGACAGATCGCCCGGTTTGCCACCAGTCTCGCTAAGAACAAGCTCGTCCTCGGGATCGAGCTTTACCGTCTCGCGCGCAGCCGTGATCTCGTTTTTCAGGAACGCATCGCTCTGCGCATCGTGCACGGCCTCGGCGGGGTGGATGCCATCCTCGGTCCACATGCGGCGAAGGTTAACTTCGACTTGGGTCGGTTCATTCAACAGACTGTAGCCGCCCCCCATGTTAGCGCCGCTAACCCGCTTTCCGGTGATCGTTTCGACCTCGGGGTGAGCTTCTTGGAATTGTCGCAAAAGCGACCGCATGTCGCCCGTACCGATGGCGCCTCGCCCTTCTTCGCGAGGTTTGCCGGGCGCGAGAATATCTTCGATGTTTGCCGTCTTTCCATCAAATCGCACGAGCATCTCAGCGGCGGTCTTGCCGTCCGCATCTACAGCCTTGAAGTATTTCTCGTTCTTCTTGACCTGCTCCGGCTCATACACGCCGCCTTCGGGTGCCTCTACAAGCCGAAGATTGCTGCTGGCTGGCTTGCCAGTAGGATCGAGCACCTTGGCTGCGGTGCTGAAATCCTCCGGTCGCGGCAGGTTGCCGACTGGCTGACGAACTGGCGTGCCATCCGGCCCTTCGCCAATGCGTGCGATACCTTCACCGGATCGTAACGCCACGCCAGCAGTCTCGGCAGTCAATGGCAGTTTATTCAGGCGGCCGAGGCCGATCAGCGTCCCGAGCCCCATTGCCCGGTTCATTCCCTCATCGGTGCCGAGATCAACCTTGCCGCTGTACACGTCGCCCGGAGTTTCCAGCGTCTCAAGCGTGCCCTCCAGAAAATGCTGCGGATAGGACTTGACCGCCTCCCACAGTTTTGAGCGGCCGTCCGGTGACGACAGCAGGTCAATTCCAGATGGATGTTTGTTCGCGGCCTGCTGCTCGATCTTCTGTGCTGCGGCGCCAGCATTAAACCTATCAAGGAAACTCGCCGGCAAGTCTTGATCTGTCTGCGGTTGCGCCTCGGGCTGCTGCGGCTGATAATTATTCCAAGGCCCATCCGCGGCGGGCTGCGCAAAATCTTCCCATGGACCGGGGCTCATGAGCGTTCCTCGCCAGCCTTCTTCCAGCTTGTCGCCGCTCCGGGCGAGCCACCCAGATATTCGTAGCCATCCCTAACGTCGCCAACCTTTGGCACGGGCTTTGGAGCTGCGGGCTGCGCTGGCGGCAGGTTTCCGAACCGATCCTTGAAAGAAGCATTCATCTGCAAATCCTGTTGCATATTGCCAGCCCACTTTGCCGTGCGCTCTGTCTTGCCAAGAAAGTATTGTGATGCTGGATCATAGGCTTCGTGCGGGTCCATCCCCTTGCTACGCAGAAGCGCCTCCATGCGCCGCGCGTCCATCTCGGCGTTGTACATCTTGGGGTCGCCGATCTTCGAATCATAAAGACTGTTGCCAGTGATGGCCGGCGCGTAGTTGTGGAAAAATGATGCACGGTCATGCTCGATCGCCGCACCTTCTGGCGTCTTGCGCGCGATAACTTCCTGCCGGAACTGGTTGAAATCCTTTTCAGACATGCTGCCGGGTTTGCCGGGATCAGCCAGCCGCGCATCCCATGCCTTCTGCATCACCTTGTCTGGGTCGGCGTCCGGCGCGCGCAGATCGCGGAGTAGTCCTACAAATGACTGCTGCGATAGTTGCGACTGCGTTTCCGGCTTCAACTGCCGATCGATGTAATTAAGCAGGTTGTTCTTGTCGCCCTTAAGAAGCGTCGGATCATTCAGGATTTTCTTTGCCGTCGGATCGTTGGCGAGCTTAGGGTCTTGCGAGCGCACGTCGATCAAATACTGGTTGGTCGCCTCGTTGCTCTTGTCCGTCGCCACTTCTTTATCGCGGCGGCGATTCGTCTCAAAGTCGTAATTGTTCGCGCGGATTTGCTGACGGGCATTTCCCGCAAGCTGCTTGGCTTCCATGCCGCTGATGTAGTCCGGATATTTTCTGATCCATTGGTCCGCGGTCGCTTCCGGACTACCGGACTTCTGGATCGCTCCGATCGCCCCAGCCTGCACGATAGCCTTCTTGCTGGCCTCGGATACGTCAGCCCGCACCTTCGCCGCATCGATGGCGCTGATATTCGGATTGGCCGACAGGATTCCGTCGACCGAATGATCCATTCCCTTGAGCAATGCCGGCACCGATGATGGATCAAGTATCGCCGTGTTCGACATCGCCGTGGTGGAGTCGTTGATGTTCTTGTTGACGGCAATCTTCGCCAGCGTCGACATATCCGCCGACGTGGACTCGAAGAAGTGCTGGCGTAGCGCGTTGACCTTTTGCTCGGCAAACTGCTGGCTTTTCTCGGTGCTGAAGCCTTCCTGAAACTGCTGCAGCGACGGTTCAACCTGCTCTGCAATGAATTTCTTGGCTACCGACGGATCATTCGGGTCGGCGGTTTTTTTGGTGTTTTCCCACGCCTGCGTGAGATTCATCCACATCTCGGATGATTTGGCCATACCCGCGCTGATCTCGCGGTGATCCATGTAGTCGACCGCTTCCGCGCCAGCATCCGCGGCCGCGCCGGCGACCCCCTTGCCTTCCTGGCTAAGAGTGTCGGCGATCTGGTTGCCATACGCGCCCATGCGCCGCGCCGCGCCGGCCGTGGCATCGATGCCGATCTCGGTCGGGTTGAGGCCGAGATTTTGGGGCGCTTCGTACCCTCTGATATTTGCCATCGTTATAATCCGCTTGGGCTACCGCCGCCCATGAATAGGTTGCCTATCGGCAAGCTAAGGCCACCAGTGCCACCTAGCGTCGCGAGTCCAGCAATCGCCTTGATGCCACCAGTGATGTCAGCAAACGTCGAGGCATTGCCCTCGGCATTACCGGCCTGCGTCGCGGCCGTCGCCATCGTGTTGTAGCTCTGCGCCTGCTCCTGATATCCGGCCTCGGTGATCAGGCCCTGCTGACCGAGAACGGCATGGGCCAGCGCGCCCTGCGATGCGGAATCCCGCATGATGTCAAGCCCCGAACCGCTGGCGGAAAATCCAGCGCCGGCCACATCTGCCTGCGTCTGACCCATGCTCATCGTCAGTTCGCGCTGCTGCTGCGCTTCCTTGATCGCGGTCGAGGTCTGCGTAAACTGCGCGTTCTGGTCGGCAAGATTAGCGCCGAGTTCATAGTTCGAGGCTTCCGCATAATCGAATTGCTGCTTGGACTTGTCGCCCTGCGCCGCGAACAGGTCGGATGCCGCGCCGCCAAAATCCGTGAATGTTGCTGATCCGAATGCCATGGCTACTGATCTTCCGTCTCTAGGTTTCCGCTGATCGCGGCCACCGTAGCGGGGAGCGGGCGGCTGACCCGCCAGCACAGCATACCGTCATAACTGGGCTGATCCGGTATCTGCAATTCGACCACGCCGGAGTATGTCGTCAGCGGCGGAATCGATGTCGTGCGATTGGCAAACTTGAACGATTGCGGTATCAATGCGGAGAACGACGTTCCAAAGGATATCCCGAGCGTATTGGACAGCAGCGCGCCGAGCCGGTGAATGCGCCTGATAGCGGCGAGCGCCGGGCCGGTGCGTGCGCCAGTGTCGGCCGGCATGATCGACCGCACCATCTGGCCGTCGCTGTTATAGGTAAATCCGACCACAAACGAAGCGGTCGCCGCGAATGCCGCCGTGAACAGTCCACGCCCCGCGCCCGCCGAAATGCCGTCGCCGAAATTGACCGTGATCGCGCCGCCGGTGACTGTGAAATCCGCGAACGGCTTTTGCTCGCCGGGATCCCCGAGGTCGAGACCAGAAGCGAACGCCTGCACCACGGTTCCGTTTGCCCATGGCAATCCGCTGAGTGTGACCGAGGTAGCGCCGATCACAACGGTTGGAACTACGCCGCCGTCGAGGAACCATGCCGAGGCAAGCGGGGTTTCCTCATCGAACGAGTCGGTCAGGATTTCAACCCTGCGGGTATTGGTGGCCGTGGGATCGTTGGTGACCATGGTCAGCGCGTCGAGATTGCCGCCAACGGACGGCCCGGCACAGATGCTCTCAACGATGCGGCCGGAACCAAGCGTATGCGACGCCCATGCATAGAAGGTCGGCGGCTGCGACGACGCCAGCGAATCCCGCTTGTAGGTGATGCCGAACCATGTGCCGTCGGTGCAGCGGCCCCAGATGATCGGGGTTGCAGCCGAAGTATAGGCCAGCTCGGCGACGCCAGCCCGAGTCAAATGCTGCGCCTTGTCGGCGAGATTCGGCGCCGAGAACTTGCCGGAGAACACGTCCGGAAAATATTCCAATAGCTTGCGAGCAAAGCGCTGCACGAATACCAGCGTATGTTCGGGATCGCACGGCTCGACATTGGCGCTGCCGTGGTTGGTGACGTTGCGCGCGCTGATGTTGAGCGGCGAAATCGGGCCCGCGGTCGGCGCGGTAATCAGCCATTCACCCTTCTGCGTGCCGGCCTTGACGCCCTGCAAATCTGGCCGCATCCACAGGATCTGATTAACGCCCTTCGAATTGAACGTATAGGAGATCGCATTGGCCGCGCTGACCACGCCATATTGATCGGTCGGCGCAAAGTTGATGGTGCCGCCAACGATACCGTTCGCATAGCAGGCGTCAAAGCGATTGCCGATCGCGCCACCGAGATAGAGCCTTCCGTCATTATAGATGCCACAAGTGGGATAAGTTCCGGCGGTATAGGCTCCCATCCGCCAGGTCAGGACCGGGTTTGTATAGAGTAGCGGCGGCCCGAGAATTTCAACATTGATACCGGAGCTCGTCCCGGTGCCGGGAGGGCCGAAGAACGTAACCTGCGCGGTAGCGGTGTTTAGGCTCCATGACGAGGCGTTATGACCGATCGGGCCAATGACGTCGATCTCGATCCAGACATAATTCCATGCCGTAACCTGATCCGATGAAAGGATGGCGATTGCGGATGTGACATTAGTGGTGGGGCCATAAGTCCCCAGTAGCGTACCGGCCGACGGCGAGCCGGGCGCGGTTGCGCTGCCGCGTAGATTAATCGTAAACAGCGTGGAGAATACTATGTTGCCGCCGCCGATAGCATTGTAATTGCCGAATGCAATGCCATCGTCATCCGAGGGATAGACGGTTACCTGCTGGATTTTCTGTGCAGTGGCTCCGCTGTAATTCTGACCGACGAACGAACTCATCGATACATTTGATCCGATGCCGGCGAACCCTCCCGATAAGGTCTTGAGCGAAGCGGTGGATGCCGCCTTGGCAAACACGCTATCGAACGATGCCGCGAGTCCGCCGCCTATCGTCATGTCTCCGATGTGTAGAGATCCCGCCAGCGACCCGCTGATGGCGGTAGATAGCGAGACGATCTTGCCCCATGTCCACAGCGCGGCACCCTGCGGAATGATCTGCCAGCTCGTGAGATTGGAGCCGGGCGCAACGCCGGTGCTATTGGCCAATGCCTGCAAATAGGTCGACGCGCCGGGAACGCCGCTTGGATTATAAGCGACGATCTGGCCTGTGGTATAGCCGGTTCCGATCAGCCATGGATTTGGTTCGGAGAACAGCCGCACCAGCCGGCCAATGTCGGTACCGAGAAATCCCTTGCCGTTGTTGATGGCGGCGGAGGCGCTGGTAGCCTGCCAGAATAACGGGCTTGATACCGGCGTGTGGCCGACGTTCTGATCCTGCAGCGATTCATAGCAAATTCCGCCGGAGGTGACGAACGCGCCATTGGCATACGCCGTGGTCGCGCTATAGGCGGCGAAACCAAGCTGGATCGTGACGATGCCGCTGGTCGACCCAGGTGTGGCCTGCACACCGTTGGTGAAGGGATCGAGATAGGGCCCGTCGTTGAAGATGGCGGGATTGAGAGTGAACGACGGCGCTATGGTCGCGCTCGGCAGCGTCGTCACCACCAGCGCCTGTGGAGGGATCAGCGGGTTCAGTAATATCTCCGTGGTCTCGGCCTGCACCCCGCGCATGTTTGAACTGTTCCACGATCCGCCGATGTACGGCGTAGCCAGCACTAGCGGAGTTGCGCCGCCAAACACGGTCGGAACCAGCGTGGCACCTGAACGAAAACGTAGGTTGCCATCGGTGAACTCCAGCGTCAGCGCGGCTTGTTCCTCGATCTCGAATTCCATCACCCGGCCGGGATTGCCGTTCAAAGTCGTGCCGGCATCCATGGTGCCGGGGCGCCGCGTCCACGGCCCGATCTCGACCGAGAATGAATTCAGGCAGACGTTGAGCGAGATCCGATAGTCCGGCTTATCGAACCGGCCTTGCGCAAAGTCGGAGATTTCGCCGCCAAGGAATGATGGGATGGCAAAAGTTGCACTAGCCACGGCTAGGCCCGCACGGTCAGATAATCGTCGTCCGGTGGGTCCGCAAAATCATCTTCGATGCCATCGATAATCATGGCGTCGTTTTCCCACTCCTTGAAAGTCTTGACGATAAGCTCGATCAGGGCCTTGCTCTGCGTGACGGAGTTGCAGATTGCGAACGCAATTCGCACGGCTACCGCTTCGCAAAACTGGGTGTGCATGCGCGCGACGTCGGTAAAATTGGTGACGAAGCGCAGAAAGATCGTGCCGCTATCAGCACTGACGATGTAGTCGCCCTCGACCAGCCAGTCGTTATATCCGATGCCGGTCGGGCCGCCGAGCGAACCAATGCCAGGCTTCGGATTTTGCGGGCACTGCCGCAGGAAGCCAGCCGGCATCCGGAAGGCATTGCTGGTGCTCGATTGCGACGACGGGCCGGATCCGATCGGATAGATGATATCGAGTATGGCAAGCGCGACCCCGCTTGGCGAGCCGGTGCCGCCTATCAACAGCCAGTTCAGTGAGCCATGACCGCCGACAAACACCGTGGTCCACGGGTTGAGGACGCCGGTGTTTGTCCAGTGAGCGCCGCCGTCGGTGGTCGGATCGTGGCCGATATTTCCGGATCCAACGGATTGATAAATGTTGCCATCGGAGCCGCCGACCTTGGCCGCCGCGGCGTAGGTTGTGCCGACTGCCCACAGCACCGGCGCAAGGTCCGGCTCGTTGTTCAGGTTGAGGTCGATCAGGCTCATATAGGCGACGCTCGAGAACGTCACGACCTGATTCTTGAAATAGGTGACGGTCGGATCGTAGACGGTCGCCGTTCCCGGTACATCGGCGTTGGCGTTGATCTGGCTTTGGTAAACCAGCGCGGTTCCGGCGCCCGAATAGGTATAGACCAGTTCTCCGGCGAAATAGGCCGTTGAGCCCGACGTGTCATAGGGATCAGCGGTCAGCGGCCCGAAATACGGCTCCCAATACGTCGTCAGCAGCGGATCGTTGTTGAGGTTGTTCGGGATCCGCGAGATCCAGAAATTGCCGAACTGGTCAGCAACGATCGATCCATGGAAATAAGTGGTGAGCTGCGACCACAGCGACGGGACAATCCGCATGGTCGTGGTATCGATCGCGCGCAGCATCTGGCGCCGGGTGGCAAACGTCCACGTCCGGCGCTGCAATTCAGCCTCGATCATCTTGCTATAGCAAAAGGAAATTTCGCCGGCGGCGCGGCTACCGGTGTCGGCAAAGCCCAACGTGGGGTCCATGCGCGGCACACCGCAGTGCTGCGCGGCGCGGTTGCCGATATCGACGGGGGATCGGAATGCGACCATGCCGCGGACGATGGGGGTGGCGGGCTACCCCAGCAACGCACCGCCACCCACCAAAAAAGAAGCGGACGCTCCCGAGTCGCAATTGCGATCCGGTGAACGCCCGCCCGAAGTTTGGGAGGTGGCTAAGAAAACGCGGGTACGCTACCCTTTGACGTCAAAGCCGGCGGCAACAACCAACTGCTGATTTTCGAAGAAGCGTTCGAAGCCCTGGATCGCCTTGTGAACCTCGACCTTGGTCGGCGTCACGCCGTCAAGGATCCGAAGTTCAAACAGGTCGCCCGCGGTCGATGACGTCCCGGTAGCGAAATCCGAAGAAAGCATACCCTCTTCGCCACGGGCTAAACTGACATAATGACTGGCCATGGCTCAATCCGTGTAGGTGGCGCGGGCGCCGATCACGCCGGTGCCGGTGGTGACCGCGGTGGTGTCAACGGTCGCGACGATATCGAAGTATCCGCCCGGGTCACTCGACAGGCCGGCCGCCTGCCAGAGCGGCTGGGTGCGCTTGACCATCGTGAAGGTGCCGACCTGGTTGATCTCATTGGTGATCGCGACAGCCGAGGCGCAGTTGATCTGCGAGGCGAACAGCGTCGCGTTGATCGCGTTGGCGAGCAGCAGCGCAACCGGTTCTCCACCTTCGCCGTTGGTCGCGTAGTAGAGGCCGAGCGAGAATGCACCGGCTCCCTGCGCGGCGGATTCGAAGTCCAGTGACTTGAGCTTGCAGTTCGACGGGACGCGGAGGAGCTGATAGGTCGCGCCGGCCGAGCCCGACGCAATCACGGTGGCATAGCCCTCGACCGACTTGACCGGAGCGGGGCCGCCCTCGCCCGCGGTGTTCTGCACCGAAGGCACGGCATCGAGGTTGGTAATGTAGGTGGATTTTACGTGATCGACAGCCATGGGTTGCTCCTTACGGCGTTACGTCGGCGGCGGCCGAGGTATCGGCACAGTCGCATTCCAGCATGCGGCCCGGCTCGAGACGAACCGCACCGGACGACATCATGGTGTAGAGCTGCCACGGCAGGCCCGAGAGATCGGGGCGCTGGCGAACGTCGTCCTGCCGCTCCATCCAGAGCCCGAGATAAAGGCCGGACTTCGCGAACGGGATGTTCGATCGGACGTTCGAGGTGGAAGGCAGGCGCTCGGAATAGACGATATCCCAGCCGAGGAAGCGCGTGACCTTGCCCTCCTGAAGCACCGGCTTGTCGGAGAATTCGGTCGAAACCACCTGCACCTGATTGAGCAGGTCGCTTTCGCCCTGGCTGTTGGTGACCCATGTCAGGGTCTCCACCTCCATGTCGACCTGCGCCTTGCGCATGATGCGCTTGGCTTCGATCATCTTGGCGACGGTGAGGCCCGATGCCGCGGTCGATCCGAAGGTCGACGAAACGGTCCACGAGGACGAAATCGAGGCCCAGGTTTCCGAGGTGAAGGCGGCGCCATCGGTGCCGAGCAATGCGGTGCCGAACGCGGCTGCGATAATCCGGTCGTCATATTCGCGGTTGACGGCGGCGGCGGTGGCGGCGATTTCCTGCGACTGCGGATCGATCGTGGTCTTGAGCTTGTCGAAGGTATCGATGAGCTGGGAGCAATCGCGATCGAAAGGCGTCACCCAGCGGCGGGTAAAGTCGATATCCTGCCGGCCGATCGGGGCGAAGCGGCCCTGCGGCGGCTTCATCTGCACGGCGCCGGCGTACTGGACCGGCGAGGCCTGCTTGCCGGTATGGCTTCCCTCCATGACCCGGCCGCGCAGTTTCGACGTTTTCTGCTGCAGTTTGAGATCAAGGATCGTGGAATACTGGGTCGTAAAGAGTTTCGATAGATTCTCGGACATGGCTTTCCCGCCTGAAAAGGGTGAACGTCATCGGCCTTGCCCATGCCCGCGTCGCACTTGCGATCGCGTGTGGGGGCCATCAAACTTTCAGCCTTGTCCTTGCGGGGGCCGTCACTCACCCGAACCGGTCTTGTCCTTTGCAGGGAACCGGGACGCTCGGGGTCTTGAGGATTTGATCTATGGCACAGATTTTTCGGCTCAGCGACGCACCGCTATTAGGCGGCGGCCATCTCCCAATCGTGCTTCGCCTCATCCCAGCGAAACGATGGATCGACCTCATCATCCAGATAAATCTGGAGGACAAGCAAATGCGTATGGTTGGGAGGTACATTTTCAGGAAAGCGCGGATGTTCCCTGCCGATGCAGTATGAAATTTCCTCGATCACACGACGTTCGGGCCGGTCCTGCAGAAAGCTATCTCGCGCCGCGAAGGCGGCATTTCGTGCGGCCTCCGGCCATTCGGCGGTGTCATCAGGATAGGCGCGGCCCAACACTACAGAGCATTCATAAAATTGACCGAGCTTTGTCATCATCTTTTCCCTTTCTACTTGAAGCGGTCCGGATCCAGCCTGACGTCGATCTGGTTACGGGCATCCTGAAGCCGCTTCAGGGCGGCGGGATTGCCCATGTCGGTCGTCTGCAGCCCACCCTTGGTCGGATGCGCGCAATAGGGCTTGCCGCTGATCACGCAGCCGGCGGCGGTGCAGGCGGTGGCGCAGGCCGTGCGGGTCAGGCCCGGGAACGGCGCCGCCGGCTTGTTGTCCGGCTTTTGAAACGAGGCGCGGCGCGGCGGCTTGCGGGCCTTTTTGTTTTTCCCGGCGGCGGGTTCGTTGGCTTCGAAATTAACTTCAGGTGCGTCGCTCATGCCGATACTCCCGTAATCATCTGGTTAAGCCGATTCATCTCGCGCTTCTCGGCGACGCCGCCGGCGAGGTAGCGGTCACGCCATCCGGTATCGGCCATCAGTTCTTGCTTGCGCGCGGCAGCGCCTTCCAGCGTGGTGACGTCGCCCTGGTTGGCGCCGGCGGACTTCTCGACGAAGGTATCCTCGCGGGTATTGGCGCCGATCTTGCGCATCGCCTCCATCACCTTGTCGTAGCCGATCTGGCCCTCCATCGTCTTGACCGCTTCCGGCGTGATGCCGAGCCGGCGCGCGCCCTCGATTGCCTGCAAGTGATTGAACTGATAGGCCGCCGAATCCTTGCCACCCCAGTTCTTTTCGAGGGATGCCCGCTGCTCGGCCATCTTGTCAGCGTCGAGCGTGGCCTGCTGGGCGTTGCGGGATTCCAGCGCCTTGGCGACCGTGGTCGCGATCGATGCGGCGGCATCCTTGGGAACGCCGCGCTCATGCATGGTGGCGCGCAGCGAATCGGCTATGGCGGGATCGGTCACCGCGCTGAGATCATAATCCTTGGCTTCCTTGGGGGCGCCGAGCCGTTCGTAATAGGCGCGGAATTCCTCGGGCTTGGCGTCGGCCTTCGGCATTTTGACGAGCTGGTCCGCCGGAACGCCGAAATGTTTTTCGAGCTCGCGCGCCTGCTTGGTGGCGGCGACGAAGGCCTCCTTGGGGTCGTCGAGCTTCCAGCCCTTGTTCTGGGCGTGGCCGATGAATTCGGCATCGATGCCGGTGTGCCATGCGAGCGCCGGCGGTGGTGCGGGAGGCGGGGCAAGCGGCGGCGCTTCCTCAAAATGAAAGCGCGGCCGGCCGGTATGATGATTGAAAAAATGGAGGTGGCTATTCGGAGGGGGCAGTTCGGTCGTCATGGCTTATCGCTCCTTGTGCGGGCCGGGTGTATCTATCAACAAGTTCTTCGGTGGTGCGGTCGATGTGATCACGAATCCGAAGGTAGACTTCACGGCGGCCTTCCAGCACGTAGGTGCGGTCACGGTCGCCGGGAATGACGCAGGTCTCAGTGGCGCGGCAGAACACTGCCAGGTCAGACAATACCGCCGCGCCCGCGGCTTCCTTGAAGGCGAGCATGTAGGCGCGCTGGCGATCGCCGAGGATTTCGATCAGCTTTTCCGGGCTCATTGCGGAGTGCCTTGCTGCGGCGGTGCTATCTGCTGCATTGCGCCGGCTTTAGCGGCGACGGCGCGCGCTTTGAGCATGGCGGCCTGTGCTGGCAGCGCGTCGGTGGCCTGTTTCTGCGCGGCCTGTTTGGCGAGCTGCTGCTGGATCGCGGCGTACTTCTGGTCAGAGGTGATCCAGCGCTCCGGCACCAGCTGATTGCGGGCGATCTCGGGAATGGCAACATCAAAATCAAGCCGGTTGAGATAGGCCGGATTCCCGGTGGCACTGACGACTTGGTTAAGCTGCTCGAGCACCCGGAAGAAGCCGGCAGTCTCGCCGCTCTGCGCCATCTGCGACAGCGGCGAGGTATCGACTGTATTGATGGCGGAAGGGCCATCCCGGCCAAGAGCTTCGCGCAAGGCCGGCGGGATCGGGTCTAGCATCCGCATGTCGGACAAAAGATCGAGCTCACGCGGCACCATGGCGCAGGCATATTCGGTATGCTGGCGTCCCAGCGTCGGCGCCACCAGCATGCCGCGCTCGTTGACCAACTGAACGACCTGGGTCGCTGTCATGTTCGGGTTGTCAACCAGCGTTTTCATGATGGTGACGAGGAACACGTCGTCGACGATACCGCGCTCCTCCTGCATCATCTCGAGCGAAATCTTGATGTCGCCGGTGGGAAGAATATGCACCAGCGGCTTGCCATCGGGGGTGACGCCGCCCTTGTTCATGGCGCCCGGCCGCAGACTCATGCCGACCAGGCCGTCATCGGCGAGCAACAGCACGGGATCGGCGGCGCGGTGGCCCTGCTTGAGGAATGTGACCTTTTGCGCGTTGAGGGTTTTCAGCGCTGGCAGCACCAGCATGGCCGGGCCGCGGCCATAGACTTCGCCGGGGGTTTGATCGTAGCGGCTGACAGCGTAGGGAAAGACGCGGAAGCCGCGCGGCTCCGCCATCAGGCAATGGCCTTCGATCGAGATATAATAGGACTCGAATCGCAACGAGCGCTCGTCGAGCGCTTCGGGGTCGTAATCGTCGCGCGGCTTGACGCAGTGCAGGAAGCCGTAGCCCCACAGGCTGTTCTGGTCCAGTGCGGCGCGCAGGTTTTCCGGCAGCCAGTCATAGCCGAATTTCTGCGCCGCCTGGTATGGCGTCAGCCGGAACCAGCGGATGATGCGGTCGACCTTGCCCTGGTGGTTCTCGCCGTAGAAGGTCTCACCGAACGGCACCGCCTTGTAGCGCAGGCCCCTGCCGCCGCCATGCCAGCGGTTGTCGAACTTGTCGATGAACATGGTTGCATTGCCGAACGCGCCGGTCGATTGCCAGTTGTTGTAGTTCTGCGCCGCGAAATTGGCGTTCGGCGCATAGCGCAACCGGAACAATTGCTTGGTGGTACTCTCGAACCACAGCCTCGAGGCGCGATCCTTCATCACATATTCGTCGCCCTGCAGGCCATGCCACTGCATGGTGCGCGGCGTCACCAGCGTATCGGCGATGGCGCAGAACCGATGTAGCGCCAGCGCGCCTGACGCATCGACCTGCTGCTGGGTTTTCTTGGCGCCGGGGGTGTTGTAGTTCTGGAAAAAGAAGGTGTTGCGCGAGGTCGGCAGGATCAGGTCGGCGACTTCCTCGCACTGGCCGCCGAACACCGCGCGGGCCGACTGGTACTGAGAAAACTCGCGCAGGGTCTCGGTGACCTTCTTCATCTCGGGGTCGCCGATGGTGCGCGCGCGGCCGGTCGGCTTGGCCGACGGGTCGTAGAGCGCGACGTCAGTTGAGGCGGATGCCATTATTTCAGGGCCTCGTCGATCATAGCCGACCAAGTTTTAAATGGGTTATCTCCATGCTTAAAACCAACTTCGCCCATCGCATTCGTTGGCTCTCGCATCGCCCCGATCGCGTCGCGGACAGCGGCCTCAAGATCACATGATCCTGAGATAATATGCACATGCTGCCCAATCGCCCTTGCCACCCGCTCCCTCAGTTCATTCATCAGTGCACCAATCGCTTGGCATCGGGATCCCTGGGGTCAAAGGCCGGATCGAGCCGGCGGTCGGCGACTACCCAGCGCTGCACGCATTTGAACAGTTCGATGCGGTCGAGGTCGGACAGCTTCAGGCGATCGGCAAGGCGACGGAATGTGTCGCGCATCGCGATCTCGTTTGGGAAGAGAACATGATCCTTCTCGATCTCACCATAATCGGTCACCATGTCGGTGACGACGCGGCCTGACTTGTCGATCTTGGCAGCGCTGCATAGGAACGGCGCCTTGATCGAGGTGAGGCCGAAGCAAATGGCGAGCAGCGTCGGCATCGCCTCGTCATAGGTGTGCGCCAGCATGGACAACACCACCATGCCGAGGCGCTTGCCATCGGTCACGATCAGAACCTTCGCCTGCCAGCTCGCGCGCAGGTCGAAGGCAACGCCGCGCTCGAGTTCAGACACCGGCACCGGGCGCCCCCGTGCCGGGGCCAAACAGCGACGTCACCGCCATCGATCCGGACGATCCGAGCAATTTGTTCTGCTGCATCAGCGCCATACGTTTCTTGCGTTCTTCCTCGGACTCGCCGGCGACCTGCTGGGAAAGCGCGCCGCCAAGGCCGAGATCGCCGACGGCGCCGACCGGGCTAGACGTGCTGTTCGCTGCCAAGTTCATGCTCACGTTTTTGCTGGCGCTCGATGGCCAGCTTGGCCTTGCGATCCCGCTCGGCATCGGCCTTCTTGCTATCGGCCTCGCAGGCCTCGACATGCTTTTTGGCGGCCTCGTGCGCGATCTTGGCGTTCTCCAGGGCTACCGAGGTGTCGGCCACCTTCTGCTCGGCCTCGATCATCTTTTCGAGCGCGACGTGCTGCATGCGCTGCTCATGGGTCAGCTTGGTCTGGTAGTGCGAACCGCTGCCACGCTCGATCCTGCCGTGGATGCGAACGGCGTCCTCGCCGAGGGTATCGTCCTCGAAAGCGCGAAGGCGGGTGGTCGCGTTGTCGGGTGGGGTTTCGGCCGCTACTTCGCTGGGCGAGCCTATGAAGGGGGAGGAGGTCTTGTTCTGTTCGGCGTAGCCTTGATCGGTGATGCGGCCCTGTTCGGCGCGGGGTTGGCCTTCAGCGAGGAAAGGATCGTCCATGGTAAAATCTCCGGTCGGGGGAACGACTGTGTGACCGGAACGTGGTCGGGTCGGGGATTGCCAGCAACGCACCGCTCTTCGCCAAAGCCGGATCGCAATTGCGACTCGGAGGGCTACGCGCGGCACAGCCGCTAGGCGGGCGCTATGTCCCGAATAGCGGGAAGTCGGTTCCGTCGGCGATGGTGCCGGGGCCCTCGGCATAGGCCAGTGCGGCCCCGCCGCCGAGCAGGACGGCCCTGGCCGACCGTTTCTGCATGATCGCAATTCGGGCGGCGGAAAGGAGATCGTCCTTAAGTTTGACGATCTGGCCTTCCTTGCGGTGGTAGAACCGCCGCTCCTCGAAGTAATCCGACAGGTGCGCGGCGATCTTGAGCCGGCCCGATTTTTCCCGGTCATCCATCTCGACGATCCCGGCCTCGGTCGAAATACCGTGGCCTGATTCGATCGGCCACGCCGCATGCTCGGAAAGCATAAGCAGTCCCTGCTTTTTGTAGAGCGTCGCCAGCGGTTCGCCGGATCCTTTCTCGCGATCGCCGCCATCCTTCGGCCACGCCACCGGTACGGCGGCGCCGACGAGCTTCATCGCAGCTGCGTGCTGGATCGGAAGCGCGTCGGTGACCCGAAAGGTGTGGTGAATGTGGATCACATCGTTGTCGCGGTCCCACAGGATCAGCACCGCGGCAAAGGGATGCCCGATCCCAAAATCGATGCCCCAGAGCTTCACCCAATAGGGGGGGATGTATTCGATCGGCGCCTCCATGATCGACTCCTCCGGCGCCATGAAAATGCGGCCGGATCCCAACATCGGCACACCGCGGGCGCGGGCCTCGCGCTCATGGGAGAGATAGCCCGAAATCATCCTCGCCTTGGTTTCCGCGGAAATATGGGTAGCCTCGTCGATGGTGATGGTGGTGACGGCGCGGTCCTTATCCGGCTCGTCAAGGTAGCGGATCACCACATCCGAGCGGCCCTCCAGCGGCGTGAAGGTCAGCCACGCGATGCCGTCGCGCTCGCCGATCCGGGTCAGGCCTTCGCTGTAGATGTTCAGCGGCGGCTCTTCGTCGAACCAGATCCAGTCGAGGCCTTCGCCCTGGAACTTCTGCCGGCCCTGATCGTAGGATTTGAACTGCGCGATCGACACCCCGCCGGAGACATGCCGGACCTGGATCGTGTCGTAGGCGTCCGTGACATTGCGGCCAAGCGACTTATCCAGCAAATCTTCCTTCGCGATCATCCCGGTGCCGAACAGGACGTCGACGCCGTATTGGCCGCATAGTTTCGTCTGGCAGACGTTGCGAACGTCCAGCCATGTCACGCCGGCGATCCAGCCCTTGGTTGGTTCGTCGAACCTGCGGCCCACCCACCAATCCGGATATTTGCCGGTCAGGTGGCATGCCGCCTCAAACGCCCCGGTCTCGGACTTCCCCAGCCGGTTGCCGGCCATCAGCAGCCGCTCCCGCTTGGTGCGACCGAGCTCCAGATGGACTTTCTGCTTCTCGTAGGGCTCAAACGAAAGAATTCGGCCCTGGTAAGTAAGCTTGGCAACCTCGGCCTCGAATGCCTCGGCAATCGCCAGCTTGGCCGCGCGCTCCTCAATTCCCATCAATCACCTGAAATTCACCCTCGATCGGCTCCGGCAACCTCAAAAGCTTTGACGGATCATGACCGAGCTTCACCAATTTCTCAGCAGCCCGCCGGATCCGGTCCTCAATTCCCTTATCGGTTGTGTCGGTCACCGTCTGCTGCACGCTGATCTTCTGCTCTACCGTATGACCGGCCAGTCCCACCAGGTGCACCGCGGCCTTCATCTGGTCCTTGTGACCGTCGTACCGCGCAATCTTCTTGATCGTTGCAATCCCCAGCAGCGCCGATCCCCGGATTTCCTTGATCGCCAACTCGTGAATGGCCGTCAGCACCTTCTCGTCATGAAACAACCGGTGCGCCGTCACTCGCAGTGCACCATTGCTGAAATCCGAATACCCGGCCGCCCGCGCTATCTGCCAGTCCTTCGCCAGCGGGAACTGTACCGCAGCAAGCGCAAACCGCCGCTGCGACGTGTTGAGCGCCCGCATCGCCGGCCCAAGGCTCTCATCCCCGAGATCGGGCATTTGCGACGGACCTGTGGCAGGCTTTCCCATACCGTAACAAATTACGCTTCAGACCGACCGAACAACGCACCGCCGGATTTTCCAAAAATCGCCGCCCAAAATTTCAGGACCAACTGAATTGCAGGGAAAGGCCGCGTGCGAGAGGGGGGATGTCGATTATCGGGAGGTCGCCAGCTTTCCGCCCCCACCCACCCCCACCCCGGTCTTTTACCTGGCCATCTCATGGATTGAGCCAACCATCCACGTTTCGCCAGCAGACACAGTGCAGACACGGCAGATACTAATATAGCTTATTGTATTATATATCAATCACTTAACGTATTGGACCACATGATTGTATATCACATAGTCCGTACAATGTGTGATGTACATCACAGTTATCACACTGATCGGTGTAATGAGCTCAATTATGCTGATCGTACTGTCTTGCCGCGCGTCTCAACCACACTTGCTTGACCTGATCGAGAATGATTGTGACGTAGATGCCTACGATGAAGGCGATGGCTGTATCACGGCTCATTCTGCTCATATCCCCTGATTGGCCATTTGCTGGTAGCGCGGGCCCTTATGCAACCTGATCCGAATATCAGCCTGGTTTGGCAACCGGCGCTCAGTCCTTGATCTCGACCGCGGTTGGTACATCCTCGCGCGTTGCGCTTCGTCGTGGTCCTCGCTCGCGGGCTCGCTGCGGAAGGATAAAACGCGCGCATGATGGGGGACGCGCGAGAGACTGCACTGATTTGCGCTTGTTCGTCAAATCGCTGGTAATTGTTGAGTCGTTTCAATGCCGATCGTTTGCATACGAACGATCAAGAACGCGCAGCGGTGCGTTGGTAGCAAAAACCGATAGTTTACACCTTGCGGCAACCATGGCCGCGCCTCGTCATCCCTTGCGATCCTACATCATTGCGCTGTTCAAGCGTGGTGACCTCGTGAGCGTTCATGAGGCCACGCTGATCTGCGATGCATCGCGCCAGGCTATATCCAAATGGATCAAGGTCGAGGGGATCAGCATCGAGGCGCACCGCATGGCCCATATTGCGAAGCTGCGCACCGCGGGGCAGCGCCATTTAGCCGGACTGCCTGCGATGCGTAGGCCAACGAAGGCACAAATGCGCAAAGAGCTCGAGCAGGCCATGAGGCGATTCAATGTGGCAAACACCAAAGCGAACTAATCTGGATCAGCGGGAGCGCGCAGCCGCTCAATGGCGCAAGTGGAATGAAGTGCGGCCATGGCTGTTGCGTTGCCCATGCTGCGAACATGCCGGGACGGTCAACACCACGTTGAAGCGATTGCGGGCCTCAAACCTGATTTGCAGCCAATGCAGCCGGCCGCTGTGGCGCAAGTGATTTGCGGCGCGCTTTCCCGCTCGCTTTGCCAGCCATTCGGGCTATTCTTTTTCGCTGCTTAGGGCTCAATGCCTGATTGCGTAAAACCTGCATTTTAAGCGATTTGCTGCGGGTAAACAGCCATGTGGGCCGCTTTGAACTTCCGTTGGGAGGTTTGTTCACGCGCCGCCGCTTCGCCAGCTGCTCTTTCAACGGCGCAAACCGCTCATCATCGACCACCAGCACCAGCGCCAGGCCCGTGCCCTTCAGCATCTTGCCCAGGCTTTCCCATCCGAATGCCCGCTTGCCGCTGGTGAGGTGACGATCGCGCTTGCTGTGCTTGCCCGGATTCTTGGTCAGCAGCTTCTGCGCATTGCCCTTGGCCAGCTCGCCACCGATTTCGATCTGCTCGAGCGTGGTGTCGAGATCATCGATGCGGTCGAGGAAGCCATCCTGCAGCGCCTCATAATCGAGGATCACCCGATAGAGCTCGTATTGATCGGGGCGCTGCGGAACGGTCATTTAGAGCCGCGGTCCCGTGAGATTGAGCGGCGCACCGCCCTTGGGACCGTATTTCAGTTGCAGTTCGACCATCTTGAGCAGCTTGCCGCCTGCGTTACAGGACGCGTTGCAGACGTCAGGGGTGACCGCACCGCGCACAACGTCAGTCATCAGCGCCGACATATATTCGGCGAACCGGTGACCTTCGTAGACGCCTCCCTCGGCTATTGTGATGGAGCGTGCGGGTCTTGGTGCAAGTTTCGCAGCAACCGTCTTACGCTTCGCAACTGAGCCTTGTTCTTGCTTAGCCATTGGCCTTCTCCTTTGGGGTTTGATGGTCCCTCCAAATTGTACTTTCTTTGGAGGGTCGCTAAACGAACTCGATTTTTGCTTTTCCATTTTATATTGTTGGCACGATATATTTCTATATGAGTGATCCTCCTTTTTGCGGCCTGATCTCTGTATTTTTGTGGATTTTTAGCGCGTCTCTCTCGCGCATATTTGTTCATTATCTCAGCGTTTTCTCGTCGCCTTCGGCAACAAAAAATACGGACACGCTCACGACTCTTTTCTGGATTATTCCAATATATCTCTCGATTTTTTTTACGCGTTTTCTCTCTATTCTTTTCCAGATATCTCACGCTGATTGCTTTTTCGCATTGTCGGCAAGATCCATTAATTACATTTCGGTCCGATACATGCCCATGCTTGCACGGCTTCCCCGTGAAATACCGCTTTAACCCGCGCGCAATAGCCTCTTTCCGGCTAATGATCTCAGGCATCGTGGTCACCACGGGCTACATCATGGAGAAACCTTAGATTGCTCTGGTACCAATCGCTGTCTCTGGAAATTCCACAGTCCTCAGCCATATTCATCAGACCCCCAATCGCGCGCGCCAGCCACATCACGCGCTCTAATTCGGTGAGCGATTTCATACTAATATCCGGCATGGAGCGGATCGGCGCGTTCATCGGCGCAATACCCGTGCATCGATACCGTACAGCCCTAAACGGTTCCTCGATCGTGCCTTAAGCGCCCGCAATTCGCGCTCTGTGACCGGGATAATCTCCCCAGGCCTATTGTGAAACTCGACCTTCACAATCGCACGGGCCAGATCCAACTCCGACCAGCCGCGCCACCAATCCCGGATCCAGCGTTTCATTCCGCCACCTCATCGATCGGCACCACCACGAAACCGCGCCTGCCCAGCATCACCAATATCCAGTCCGCCCGAAACGCGGCATCGGAAGCATTCTCGCCATACATCATGATCTCGACGATATCGATTATCGCTTCCCGCGCGCCGTTGCCGGGATTTTTGGGTTTGAGTTCGATGATCTCGGCGCTCATTGATCCCCCAAAACAAACCGACTGCATTTCACGCAGCGGCGCCCGTGCCTGCCCGCAACCGATATCACCTCAAATCCAGCCCGATCTGCGTTGCCGCATTTGCAGAGTTTCATCTCAGTTGCCCGGAAACGTGGTGGGCAGCTGCTCGACCTCCGGCGGCTGCCCAGAGGTTTCCAAAGGGCTATTACTCATCAGCCGCAGTTTGGCTTCTAGCGCATCCAGGCCCGCGCCAGCGTCATCCAGCACCGCTTCATGTGGAACAAATGCCTCGTCGGTACGCCGCTCGATCTCAGCCTCCCGCGCAATCAGCAAATCCGCCCGCGCCTCGATCTTCGCGCTTTGGCGGCCGGCGACGCCCGCGGCTTTTGCCAGTTTCTCGGCCAATCGGCTCATGATGATCCCCTCGGTTAATCTTTGAATTTCGCAACTGATGCAGCGGCACGGTTCCACATTATTCCGTGGCCTCCCCAATCCCGTAAACCGCCCGCACCAGCTGCACCACGTTCCTGACTTGGTATTTTTTCATGATGTGCATCCGATGATCCTCGACCGTTCTGCTCGAAATACCAAGGCTCCGGCCAATTTCACGCGCCCTAAGGCCCTGCACCATCAGGTCGCAAACCTGATGCTCGCGTGGGGAAAGTCGGATCATTCGGCGGCCTGTTGCGAGAGATCCACGATCAGCCCGAGCAGCAGCGCCAATTCCATCGATATCGGCTCGCCTCCAATCCTGACTGGCTCGAGATTCCAATGCCTGTATTCCATGAGGATTTCAGCGCGTCGACCAGCCAGCAATGCGGCCGGCGACAGCGGATTTTTGCGCGGCTGATAGCTCATATTGCCCTCAGCTTCGGCAGATGTGAGCGCGGGCTTTCGATCGGCGCAGGGTCCATTGCCCGTTCGATCGTGAGCGCACTCAGCACCGCTTCCAGATGAGCGATAGTCTGCTTGGCGGGCTGCAGGATCTGCATCGCCGCAAATCGCAGTTCGGCAGGTGCCGGCGCAAATCGGTGATTGCTGCCGTTCCCACCGCCCTCGCCGCGGTGCCAGCGCCGTATGGCCTCGTTGATCGCCCAGGGTGGGATATCATCCAGCGCCACCAAATACGCACCAGCGCGCGCCCTGCCCGATTCCTCGCTGCCTCCAGCCATCGGATAGGCCATCAGCATTTGCGCGACCAAACCCAAGCGAATTTTGTTTGGCTCCGTGCCGATGTCGCCTTCCACGATTTGGCGCAATTCCACAACTTTGGCATGGATCCGCTCGCGCTCGTCAGTGCTCAATGTTAAACCGCCCGACAGGTATTTCCTCGGGCTCATCCCGGGATGGTTGACCGTTCCCAGCGAGATCCGCCGCCAAGCCAGCAACTCCGGCGAAGAAACTAGCTGATGAAGATCCACGTTTTTGATCGAAATTTCGCGCGCCATTGCTGCCTCCGGGTTGAATTTCATCAGCCCAGCAGCCGGCATTCAGCCAGGTTGTCGGGTGCTTCGTGAACTGAGGATCGTTGTGAGAAACCGCTGCGGCGTAGCGAGAAACGCCTGCCATCAGGTCGGTGAAGGTGACAATTCCAAGCTTTCTTACGTTGCTAAGCCTCTTCATTGCCGAGAGTTTTTCGGTCTTTCGTGGGTAGGCTTTCCAGAACAGATCTCCGAAATCCTCCGGCCAATCATCGCCGCGAAGCGGGATATCTTTCTTCTCTGTTTCTGAATCTGTTTCTGTTATCTGTCTCTGCTCTGTATCTGGTGGTGTTTCACTCACCGTTTCAGAAACGTTTCGTTCCTGTTTCCTGAAACGTTTCACTCTCTCTGTTGAAACGTCCGATTTGTATTGGCGAGCGTTCCAATTATGAGGAATAAAAATTCCATTATTATTGTCGAATAATCCCCCTGCGGTCAGGACGGCCAGCCACTCGGCAACCTTGGTGGCTTTCATGCGCAGCATCAGTGCAATATCTGCGGTCTCTGGCAGCACACCATCGTGCTTCGATGCGAGACACAGGAGCGTGACCCAGGCGCGAAACATCGGGTCAGACAGCCGCAACAGCTTCGGATCGTTCACCGCGTCATCATAGAAGCGAAACCACCGGCTCATTCCGCCCTCTCATGCATCGCGTCCTGCACCAGCGCGGCCAGCCGGTCGTTCTCGCGGTCGATGTTGCTCGCACGCGAGGCCTTGTTGCGCTCGAGCCGCTCGGCGATGCGCCGGAGCACGCTGTTGAACTCCCATACCGCGGCGCGGGTGAGTGATTTGCGGGTCATGCTGCCACCACGTCGAATTTGCCGATTTCATCGCCGAAAGCATTCCATCCTGGCCGCGATTCCCGCGAGAACACGTCCGCGCGCCGCAGTCCGGCGGTGTGCTTTTCGACCAGCCCATAAAATTCGTCAGGCTTGCGGGAATGCTCACGGGCGATTCCATCGAACAGTGACGGAAATGCTGAGAATTTCGGAGGCTTGCCAATCGATCCGATTAGGATCTGTTCGTGCATTGAGCGGGCCCAATAGCCGCAACCCATGCGAACTTTGCCGTTCGGCGTCGTCTTGCGCCAAACCATCATAGATTTGTACGTGAAACCCCATGACTCCATGCATTTGAAGGCCTGCGGCAGCATCGCGCCGGTTGCCCAGAGCAACATAATGCAATCGCGCTGAGCCAGCTTACCGACCGGCAACGCCGCAATATCGTCGGTCATCATCAGGTCGTAATGCTTGCTGGCCGACTTCGCCTGATTGTGCTCGCCCCATGTGCGGAATCGCCACGGTGGATCGATCACGATCACTTCGTAAGACATCGGAATCAGGGGCTCGAACGGCCAAGTCATGCGCACGACTCCACCTTCACGCGACAGCCGCTTGGCGCGCTTGCGCGGTCCACCCATTGCGCCAATAACCGTTGGCAATGCTTGTCGTTGACGATGATCTCGACGCGCTGCAGGTAGTCCAGAACGGCCTTGATGCGGTTGTCGAGATCCCCGCGCGGATGGCCCTGGGCGGTAGGACAAAGCGCGATTTCGATATGGAAAGCGCCCGTAACTGTCTTGCCTCGCCAGCCCTTGGTGGTGAGCAAAAGGACGTCGGCGGCGTCTTTCCATTTCGTGTATGCCGGCGAAAGATAGACGCGGTTTTTCTCAGCCGCGGTCGATCGCCAAAGCCTGTTGACCGACGGCGGATATGGCAAATCGATGATGATACCGCCGCCGATGACGGGATCTGGCGGGCAAGCGAACGGCGGATCGCTGTATGACGTCAGGCTCATGAGTAAATTCCAAATATTACCCGCAGCATCGCGATGAGCTCGCGCTCCATCTCGGGGAATTCCCTGGTCAGAAACAGCGGCAGCGGCTCGTCGTTGAAAGGATCGGATACGCCGGCGACTGCGTGCGGTTCCATGTGATCAGCCACCGGCGCCTCCTTTGTTTCCTCCTGTGCTAGAGGGGGATCGGATAAAAATGGATTTGGTAGGGTGGTTATCGCGGTGCCCTCGTCCAGGGTGCGATCCCCTCAGCGAGATCGGCGCAGCGCGTCCCTAACCGGACCAAGATTTTCGCGATGAAACCCCTCGTCCGAAAGCACCAAAATCGTTTCCAGTCGTGTGAGACGAAGCCGTAATTCCGAGAGTTCATTGCGCGCGTCCTTGGAGTTTTTTTGTTTCAACGCTTCGCTGATACGCGCGATTTCTTCCGGCTCGATACGACGAGCGCGGCCGTAATATATTTCGTAGGCCCGATAGTAAGAAAGCCCTGCTAAACGGGCACATCTATCAATAATGGCGCCGGTCTTCTCGCCCCGCATTTGAGGCTGGGAAAGCTCGCGCAGAGCCTTAGAGGCCTCCATTTTGAGGGCTCCTCACAACGGAATTGTGAGCGCTCACAACGCGATCCGTGCAGCACTCCGTTAACGATAGGAAAGGAAATTCTTCCCGTGACAACGCGCCGCAACCTGTGTTTGCCTGCCGACACAAGAACACGTCGGGGGGAAGAACATGGGCGAGATCATCAGGTTTCCGAGACGTCATGCGCGTGCCTCTTCCAAGGGCCACAGATCGGGTCTGAGTTCGCTGCGCGAAACGCCGGTAGCTTCCTCGATAGGCATCACAAACTCAGCCGGCACCCCTTTTTTGGAGCGCGTGAGCCAGTACCAGACCTGGGATTGCGTGGTGCCAATGCGGTCCGCTAAGGGCTTTTGTCCCCCAGCTAGTTTGCAGGCGCGTTTGAGTGCTTCGGTTGACATGGGCGCACAATACCCAATTTTAGGTCAATTGCAACCTAAAAATCTGTGGAAGAATACCTACAGAAATTTTGGTACTAACTCGCCTATGAAAGACGAGATCGATCCAGTCGAATTTGGGTGCCGCGTCCGTGAAAGGCGCAAGGAATTCAATTGGAGCCAAAAGGATCTGGGTAAAGAATCAGGCTACAGCCAGTCCAATATTGGGTGGGTTGAGCTAGGAACCGCGAAAGATCCCCAAAAACAGGCATTGCGCCTAGCAAAAGCCCTGAGACTGCACGTCGACTGGCTCTTGTACAAAATAGGCCCACGGGAAACCGGGCCGGCGATCCCCACGCCAGAGCAGTTTAAGGAGATTTACGGTAATCTTTCGATCGAGGGTCGACAGGCCCTCGCTACCCTTGCCGCGAAATACCAAAAGCGAAAAAAATCCGCATGACGCGGGCCTGGCAGAAAAAAGTACTGCCTTTCCTCGCCGTCCCCGTGACCTTATTCGGCGTGACCGGGTGGTTCGCCGGGCTCTACGCTGCGTCCAAATCCCAGCACTGGCTTCTTTTCTCAATAGATTTTGCTTTGCCACCGGTCGGAGCCATCCACGGCTGGGGATTTTTGCTCGGTTTCTGGTGACTACCCATTTTTAGGTTGACGAATACCCAAATTTAGGTAAGGTGGTGATCTCAACGGAGATCACCCCATGGCCCGCAAGCAATCCCACCCCCTCGACGAAACCAGCCACGCTGAAATGGAGACGATTGGCAAGATAGCCGATCGCGCCGTCAGCCTTTATGCCCAGCACGACGTCCGCGCGGAGCGGATGGATGTGCTGATGGATATGATGTGTGTCCACGGCCAAATCCAAAAGCTTCGGTTGGCCGATCTTCTTGTGGCCGACGATTTCAATTTCCTGCACGACGTCGGCGGCATCAATCGCCATCTGGATCGGGAACATTATCTCCTCACCGACCATTTCTCCCCGCGTTTCTCCGTACGTGCGGAGCCAGCATGATCCGCCCACTCCCCAAAGCCGACCTTTCCGAAGCGACACCGCTCATATTGACCGTGCTGCTCGGCGTCTGCCTGCTCGCCGCATGGGTGCTGCTTTGACCCGCGCCCGCGCCGACATCACCGCAATCATCGTGACCGTCTTGATCGTAGCGGCCGGCATCTTCGCCGCTGGCTGGTGCCTGTCATGACCAGAGCAGCAACTGCCGCGGAACACGCGGACCATGATCGGGATCTGCGCAAAGCCGATACGCGCCCGAGCTACGACCAGCGCGCCGCAGTCGCAGGCCTCATTGGATATAGCGAAGCCATCCTCGAATCCGGGCTGCTTGGCGAGATAATGGAGTCGCAGTTCCGTCATGTCATCGCGCGCGCGCTCGTCGCATTCAACATGCCGTCCAAGACGGAGCGTGCAGATGCGTAACCCCGAACCCATTGAAATCGTCGGCATCGTCATACTCGAGGCCGTGGCCGTTATTCTGTTCATTGCCATGGCCGCTGTGTGGCTGGCGTTAGCGAGCGGGGAGATGCCGCTATGACCATCTACGAGGCATTCATGCTCTGGCTGATCTTTAACGAGATCATGCTGATCGAACGGCTGGAGCGCGTGCGATGGTGGTAATCAAGGACGATTGGGGAAAACCCAGATCAAACGGCACGCCACTTACCGCTGAGGAAATCAAGCGCGTGCGCACCGCCTTTAATCAAGGGCGGCACGTCCGCGATATCGCCCGCGAACTGCAGTGCTCAAGAAGAACGGTCGACAAATATTACGCGGAGTTCCGCGGGAGGCCAAATGTGAGACACAAACCGCTGTACCGCCAACTGATCCACGCGCCGAAGCCCGCGCCCGCCGCTGCGCAATCGCGGTTTTACAAATCGAACTTTGAGATTTGAAGATGTATCGATCGCTAGGAAAATATGTCGGTCCTGAGCCAACCAAGGCAGCGATGACCGTCCGCGATCTTCTCAGTGCGACGCATTCGTTGCTGGAATTGCCGGCGGATCAACTGCGCAAGGAAGCCAACGATATCGAACTGGCGCACGCACTCATCTCGCGGATACTAAAAAGGGTGACAGCGGAATGACCGATTATTTTGAAATGAAACTCGCTGAAAAAGCGGACCGGTTGCAGTTGCGATGTAATGAATTAGAAGCGGCTCTCCGTGAGATTAGAGTTGCCGTTACAGCACCAAAAACAAACGAGCTCGCAATTGGGATAGTTCATGAGATCACTGCTCGGGCGTTGGTTCTCAAAAGGGTGACACATGAAGTTTGATCCCCGCGCCATCCGTTTGCAAGTCGAGAACCTGAAACTCGTTCATCCCGAAATTTTGGAAGATGACGAAGCATGGCTCGCCACATTGGAGAGCGAAACCAACTTCACCGAAATCCTGACTACGATTGTTCGGCGCATCGAGGATACCAAGGCGCTCGTTATCGGTACCAAGGATCGGGCTGACGAACTGAAGGCCCGCAAGGATCGGTTTGAGCATCGCATCGATACGCTGCGGGAGCTCGCCTTCAAGATTATGCAAGTCGCCGATCTGCCCAAGCTCGAATTGCCGGAAGCAACCTTGTCTATTCGTGCCGGCCAGCAGCAGATCATTGGCGAAGCCGATCCGGATGATTTGCCGGATTCACTCTGCCGTGTCTCAAGAGAGATAGACCGAACGGCCATTAAGGCCGCGTTGAAAACTGGAATGACAGTGCCAGGATTTGCTTTAAGCAATTCTGCGCCATCTTTGTCGATACGGATCAAGTAAAATGGCCTACCCGCTTCCTCCGCAAGCCAGGATCATACACAGCATCAGTGTCGATAACGTCACTAAGTGCTGGAATTGGCTTGGGTCGAAGCCGGACGGATATGGACGCACCAGCGTCAACTACAAAAAGATGCTGGCACATCGCCAGTCATACATCGATTTCGTCGGAGAAATCCCGGTGGGCAAAGAACTCGACCACCTTTGCCGGAACCGAGCCTGCGTTAATCCCGCTCATCTTGAGCCGGTCACAAAACTAGAAAATCAGCGGCGAGCAAATGAGGCCGCGGTCTCGCTCAATCGCCATCGGTTCCAAACGCACTGCCGGAATGGCCATTCTTTCACGGCAGAGAACACGCGAATATCCAAAAAAGGATGGCGAGAATGCCGCGAGTGTAACCGCATGAAGATGCGAAAACTCAGGGCAAAATATCAAACCCATCTCAATCAGGATCAAATGAAATGAAAATGTCCGATGCCTTCCCTTCAATGTACTTAAAAGCAGCCGACTTCCCCACCGAAACCAGACTGATCATGGCACACGTCCAGTCGGAAACGCTCGGCCAAGGTGACAATCAGGATGTCAAACCTGTTCTGTACTTTAAGGATCAGGAAAAAGGTCTGGTCTTGAACAAAACCAACGCCAACACCATTGCCGACCAGTACGGCGACGACAGCGAGGCTTGGCGCGGCGAGCCCTTGATCCTGTTCAAGATCATGACGAACGATCCGAATGGCAAGGTTGTGCCGGCAATCCGCTGCCGTGTTCCGACCGCGAAGGACAACAAAGCCGCGGCGCCGCACAGGCCCGATCCGATCTCATCGGGATTGGATGATTTCCCTGGTGATCGCAATCGGATCTGATGCGACCATGAACAAGCCGGTCGCCATCATTGTTTGCGTGATTCTGGTGGCGATCGGGTTCATTTATTACGTCGCGTATCCCACGTTCATGATCTGGTTGACCTTCTGCCGGGGTAGCATCTGCGGCAACTTCGGAGCGTACTGAGATGGCCCTGACGTCTCCTGAAACAGATTTGGTTGCGCGCCTTCGCTGGCCTCCAATTTCTGGGGCCGATGACAATCCTGTTTCGATAAAACTTCGCATATTGGCCGCCGACGAGATCGAGCGCCTACGGGTCCAGGCCCGTTCCGAGGGGAGGAATGAAACGGTTACTGTTGATGACTTGAGCGGATGGATCGAACACGGACTTCGCTATGGAGTTTCCAGCAAGGACGCAAGAACCGCTGCGCGGCAGTTGCTGGATAGGTTCGACATCAAGGCGAAGGGTACGGCACTCCCATCGACGGAACGGCACCTCACGCCCGAAGAAGATCGGTTGATGATGAAATCAGTTCGGGACAGCGCAAAGTTTATTGAAGAACTGCCACCCCCATCGACGAACCGGGACATCTACCAGCCAGAGGAAATCACAGGTGCAGAAATGGACGCTATCGAAGATGCGGCTATTGCCGGAAAGCCTCTCACATCGACGAAACGCGCCGCCTGCCAATGCTGTAGCACGGTCGCAGAGCTTTCCTGTGGGCCGTCTCGATTTGGCCCGGAGACCTGGGCCTGCGCTGATTGCTGGGAACCGTCCTCGACCCCTTCGCAGGAAAGCAAGTCATGAAGATCACAAGAAAGCAGCGCCACGAAGCAATGCTTGAGCAGGGGATGCACGCTGGCAATACCGATGCGAAGTTTGATCCGCCGCCCGACCCAAAGCTTTCGGTCCCCGCTCGAACTCGCGAGGGCACATGAGCAATAGCGACGAAATCAGGAATCTTGTTATCGAGGAATGCGCGAAGATCGCGGATTCTGCGGCCCTTTCCATGAGTTCTTACGAACGGCGCAGGGCCGCAACAATTATCGCTGAAAATATCCGCGCACTCGCATCCCCCCGCAGAGACCGCGAATGACCCTGCCCGCTGCCATCACCCCGGAACAGCTTGCCAAGCACCTCGGCTGGGCTGAAAAGCGTGTGCGCAGCCTCGCCAAGAGGCTTGGCGCCTGCCGAGTTTTGGGTAATCGTATGGTGTTGCTGCCCGAGGACGTGACGACGATTATGGAGGCGACCAGGCCATGCCCCTTAAAATCTATCGACCCAAAGGAAGCAACGTCTACCACTATCGCGGCACGCTTGCCGGACATCGATTACGAAGTTCGACGGGCACAACGGACCGGCAGACGGCGCTTAGACTTGCATCCGAGGTTGAAGCCCGATTCTGGCAACGTGGTGTCAATAAAAAAACCCTGACGTTTCCGAAGGCGGTTGCGTTGTATCTCGCGGCGGGAAAGCCGGATCGGTTCGTTGGCAAGCTGGAGGACTACTGGAAAGACGCCAAGATCAGCGACATCAATGCCGGCCTGATTAAGCAGGCGGCGCATGAACTGTATCCGGGCTGCTCGGGCGCGACCAAGAACCGGCAGGTGATTGTCCCGATGCAGGCGATTATCAACCACTGTGCGGAGATGGAATTATGCGATCATCTCAAAATGAGCAGGTTCGACTATGAAACCAAAATCAAAAATCCGGTCACGAAGGAATGGCTTGACGAATTTTGTGCACATGCGGCTAATCCCGACCTGGGATGCTTGGGTGTTTTTATGTTCGCTACCGGAGCTAGAATTGCGGAAACACTCGCTCTCGCGTGGAAAGACATCGACCTTAGAAATCGAAGTGTCCTTATCAGGCAAACCAAACTTGGCAACGAACGTATTGTTCACCTCCCGCCCCGGCTCTTCCTTGCGCTCGCGAATCTCCCACGAGACAGAAATCCCTTCCCGCGCCCCTACACGACCTACATTGACCACTGGGACGCGACAATCGAAGCGGCGGGGATCGAACCCCTGACCTTTCATTCATGCCGCCACGGCTTCGCTACAGGGCTCCTGAGGGCAGGAATCGACGTGATGACGGTGGCCAAGCTCGGCGGCTGGAAAAGCGCCCAGCACGTCTTTCAGACCTATGGGCACGCCAACGATGACCCAACGCTGACGGATCGGCTTTTTGAGACGGGAGAGACGATGGTGAAAGTGGAGAAAAAATGATGGCGGAAGTCCGACCGATCCACCCAATGCATCGCTCCATGAACGGTTCGCAGTTCTGGACCCGCGCTCCGGCGCGCATGAAGGTCGTTGAAATACCGGACGATCTCAAGATGGACATAACCAAGATCGCTCTGTCCATCTTCACCGATTGCGTCAACTCGGGGAAAACCTTTCAAGACTCGATTTTGGCCGTTTATCTGAGCGGCCTAGACCACGGCAGGAACAGCGGAGAGAAAGATGGCCATTGATCTTATAAGAGACCTAAAAACGATTCGCACTTACCCGAGGCTGATGGAGAACGATACTGGTGATATTGTAATGACCCTGCACAATCACGAGAAGGGCGCATACATATATCTGAGCGGTCCAAAAGCGGGGAAAATTGCCCAGACCACAGATGTAAACTTTGACGGTCTACGCGACCTGAAAGGCTCAATCACCATCTACAACAAGGACTGACCGTGCGGCGTACCGGAGCGCGACCGATGAGCAATACAGATTATGACGATGATGATTGCTGGAACTGTGGCGGCGAAGGGCGCGTCAATGATTGCATCGATGGATGTTGCGTCGATCAGGATGACCCCTATTGCCCCTATTGTTCGAGGCGCTGCGACATCTGCAATCCGAAGAAAATTGACACGCCAACTGACGCATCGCAGCGCAGAAATCAATCGGATCAATAGCTTACATGCAAATGCGTTCCCCATATAGGGGAATATGACATGAACGCAATATTTTAAAATGATAGACAAATCAAATGGTTGGAAAACACGGTGCGGCGCAACCTCGTCAGTTTAGGAGGGTTAAGGCATGAACGGGTCGGGAACGGATTCGAAAAGTGACACGCCATTGACAGAGGACAGTTTACCATCTGTTCGCGCCGCACTCATTGCCCTCCGCGCCAAGCACGGTGCCGATACCCCGATCGGCCATCGCTGCTCAAACCTGATCGGGCAGCTTGAGAATTACGAGAACGTCATGGGTGCCGATCGGAAGCGAGCACTAGATCGGAATATCGCACATTCGCTCAAGGAACTGGCGAAGCTCGCACCCCATGCAGAGGAATGAGGACAGGACATGATTCCGACCGAGGTAGCGCTGATCGCAACATTGATTTGGCCACATTGGGCCGAACTCGACGACGATGATCCCGAAGAGAAGGCCGCTCTCAATGATGTTCTATCAGGTGCATGGCGCGTCTATAATGCTGGCTACCGCAAGCCCAGCGACCCTCAGTAGGAGACGTGGATGGCCATGAGGGAAAGCGCTATTGAGGAATGTGCCAAGATCGCCGAGGCGTGGGAAAAGCCGTCCTTCGCCCTTATGCGCGGGGGAGAGATGACGCCGCAGGAATTGCGAACCGTGATCGCTGTGGCAGGTGCGATTGCCCGATCCATCCGATCACTCAAATCCAGTCATCAGTAGGGAATGGGAGACTGCGGCATGGAACAGCGGATTTTAGTTTGCGGCGGCCGGGACTATGCGGATCGACGGTCGCTGGATATGGTGCTTGATGCCGCTCATTCGGCTAACCCGATTATCTGCCTGATCCACGGCAACGCGCGCGGAGCCGACCAATTGGCGGACGACTGGGCGGCTGGCAAGTGTGAAACTCTAACATTCACCCCAGCATGGGAAGAACACGGCAAGAAAGCCGGCCCGATGCGGAATCAGAAGATGCTTGACGAGGGGAAGCCGCATATTGTCATCGCTTTCCCTGGGGGAAAAGGAACGGCAGATATGATCCGAAGGGCCGAGGCGGCTGGCGTGCCCGTCGTCAAGATCACTAAGGCAGTCCCGGAATAGGAAAGAGCATGACACTTTTGCTTTTCATCGCATCCCAGGTCTTTTTCTTCGCGGCGCTGTACTATAAGCGAAAGGCCACGGCGTTATCGAATGGGCGTTCCTGGCCAAAGGATAGGGCTAGACCGGGGTAAGGGTGGTGGGGTAGCGTTGGGGGATGGAAAGCATCCTTGTGCTGATACTGATCCCGATCGGAATCCTTATCCTGCTCTCTGGCAGACCGAGGAAGCGTCGCCGATGAGATTCCTAGCCCTGCTCAAATCCGTCTATGTCGAGACGCCCGTTGCCGACGAAATAATCTGGCACAAGCGGCTACGCGCGCCGTGGTTTGCTCGCACAATTGACGGAAAGATTGTTGCTGGCCCCGGCCAAATCTGGCGGCGCAAGCGAAATGGCGAGTGGGAATATCAGCAGGACGATGAAACGTTTGAGGATTGGCTATATCATCAATAGTTGGATCAATTCCCCGCGTTCCATGTCGCGATTGCAGCCGCGTTTCCATACGGGTTGTTGAAGTGATAATCGCCTGGATACAGCCCCCATGTATTGGCGGCATATCCATATTGACTCGGGTGTACCTCGCGATGAGAGCCGCTGATGCTTTGAAGATTCTGATAATAGGTCGAATAGATCATATTCCCGTAAGACGAACTGTTCTTCCATGCCTGCGAGAAATTCAGGGTCTGCTGCGCCAATACGCTTGGGGTGTTGACGCTGCCTATGGTATAGGCGCTTACGTTCCATCCGAGTGCTGTGAACCGCGCTGCAAGCGCAGTTAACGAGGTTGAATCCGAAGTGCTGTTCGTGCCGTTATCTTCGTTCGTGCCAAAGCCCCACTGCGGAGCGGCTTCATAGTCGAAACGCTTCATCACAGCGAAGCCAGCACCCGGCCGATAGGGGTCGTACTCAGAACAGATAGCCTCCATGCTGGTAAACATCGTAGACAGACTACCGGGACTGAGTATCAATTGTCCTGAGTTTAGTCCGTCTGTTCGCGCCGTCGTGCCATTAAACGTATTTGAGATTTCCGTAAATGACTGGGCAGTAAGACCGTTGGCGTAATCAAGCTGGGCTTGCAACCATGGTGCATTGTTGGCAACCGTCCCGGTGATACCCGGTGCCCCACCTGGGCACGATCCTGCACAAGACCCCCACCACGGGCTCCCCCAATAGGGGGCGAGTCCAACGCCGACATTCGCAAAATCAACTGGTCGATGCCCAACGGCGGCAAAATTTGTTGAGACGGTTCCGCCACCGAGTGCGCCGTAGTTTGCTACGTAGGTATTCGCCGTTCCGATATGTGCGCCCTGAAGCTGCGAGGTATCCCAGTTACCATTGGCGCCCTCGTTAGCAGCCTGCGTCATATGAAACACATAGAAGTCGGCCGCGCTGCGGCCTGCCCCAGTCCACGCCGCCGATGCTACCGTAGCGAATTGAACCGCCTGCAACCCGGCAAAGCTATACATCGCTTCGTTACCGCCGGGAGTGATCCCGAGCGAGATTCCCATCACCTTATATTCTTGGCACGGTTTAGGACCGAAGCAATCCCAGTTTTCATTCCCTGGCTCGAATCCAAACTTCAATCCAGATGTGAGGTTTGTTGCAAAATTCACAACGACGGATTGAACGTAGCTGCTGCTGTTGAAATTGAAATTCCACCAGACGTTCGCACCAACCTGATTTGCGAGATCGGCCGCGACCTCCATTGGAGCAGAGAATGCAAATTCACCGGGGACGTACATCCACGCATCGAGCAGGTAGGAATATCTGAACGTCACCCGATTTGTTGCGCCCGATGGGATATAGCCCACGGACACCGTGCCCGGTGAGAAGATCGAGGGATCACTGGCGGACGTATAGGATACGGCGAGCTTTCCTGCTTGAGCAGTGATCGGAAATATCTCAGGGTTTCCGTTATTGCCGAAGAACACGCCGGAATTGGAGAGACAATTGAATGTGGGGTTTGAGCCTACGGTGCCGCCGCCAAGCCATGTCTGAAGATTCGCCGCAAGCGCACCTGTGGTCGTGTCGCCGGCTTGCGTTGTATAAGTACCAACGCAACTCGACCCGCTATTCAGCCACGACGCGCTGCCTGCGGTGAAGGTGAAAGTGAATGCGCTCGTTCCGGGGGACGAGGGAGCGTTGTTGATGAACAGCAGGATTGGCGCTAGAGAATTGAGATCATCGAGGATTGTCTTGGCGGGATGGCCTCCAACTGCCAGTGTTGGAGCGGTCGTCGTATTGGTGGCAGAGAGATAGCCTTGAACAATAGCGCCATCAAGATAAGCCGACCCGCTCCATGTGGAGACGGTTGGATCAGCTACCGTCAGCGCATCGCTTGTGTTGGTGATCTGTCCGACCCAATAGCCCGCAGGATACCAAACGTTGATGTCAAAACTTATCGCCGTTGGGGGTACTCGCTGAGAGAAATCCTTTTCCCAGTTAAACTCAACACTCGAAAAATCCATGAAACGTAGCCAGCCGCAATCGTGATTGGCAACGCAAGTACCATTGGGATTCATCAGTGCTTGAAGCTGAGAAACGTAAGTCGTGTCCCAATAGTGACCAGCGGTTATCGCCGCAACATCACCAGTCTTGGCAATGACTAAGTTAGATGAATTTTGAGTGGTTGAGTTGGTGGTGAAATAATAATCTAGGTTTCCACCGGCAAAAATAGCCGTCCCACCAGCGCTGGCTTGAGCATTTGTGAAGGTTGATCCCATAAGATCGAAGGAAGATGCTGTGCAATTTGTAATTGCCCAGATGGAATTAGCTCCGGTATTTGAAACGGCACCCGTGATACTTACTAATGGCCCGACTTGACCATTTGTTGCTGTTCCTGATTGAGCGTAGCAACTGCTGGCGACGTAGTTTGTCTTTGTGTTGATCGTTATTACGCCACCAGTGCCGGAGCTGATGGATTGGATGTTCCAGCCATACTGAAATACGATCGTTGGGCTTGTAGCGCCGCTAGCGCATGATGTGGAGCTACAGAAATTATACGCATGTGGAGCATGGTCTCCAGACGATACGGCCCCCATTTCGAAAACGGAGCCTGCTGGGCTGATTGATGTAAAGATCGCAGGGAGACCGGTCCCATCTTCCATAGAGGTCGTGCCGGACCAAGACCAAGTATAGGTGCCGTAATATCCGACTGGCAGGCTTGTATTTGCAAGAACGTTGCTGGTTAACGTTTTACTTGGATAACCATCGGAACTAGCGCACGGCGGGGATGCGCACTTGGAATTGGAAACAAACCACGCCATGCTTTGTGAGAGATTAAGGTATTGACCCGGACTAACATTCATCACCGAGCGGTTGTTGTTGGTCGTTACCGCGACATATCCATGCGGAAAACGAGCTGTCGCCGATGGGGCAGCGAGCATCAGCGCCAATAGGCAAGACGCGAAGAAGCGAAAGAATTTCATTTGCATCTTACCGCCATGACGCCGCTGCAATGGCCCCGTTTAACGAAGATACCCACGTCGCTGTGGCCGTCGTGCTTCCTGAGGAACCGATCGAGCCTAGATGAGCAAAAATAAACTCGACCGACCCACCCCATGCATCAGTGGTGTAGCCGGTGAAAGCATAACCGGATGCTGGATTGGCGGATGTGCCGCCAGCAGCGATGGTGAATCCGCCAGCGCCTTGCGTGAAGGATGAGGTTGTCAACGTCGTTGTAGCTGCTCCTGTGGCAGAGCCGGTGCTTGGCGTGGTTGAAACCAGCTTCGCGTCGTCAACGCTGTACGCGGCCATGTATTGGCCGTTGGCGACTGTGGAATTGTATGTAACGGCGACTGTCGCCGTTGTTCCTGTCGGGATATCGGCGGAGAAGATCGCAACGAATGGACCGTTAGTAGCTTGTAATGCCTGCACATGGACAGTTGCGGATATGCTTCCGTTGATGAGAACGCTGGATATAGATGTGGCAGACCCCGCCACATCGTTTGATGCGACAACAAAAATAATTCGACGGGTAGTAAACCCGGAAGCCGTTCCTATCGAATAGGTTGTGTAGGTTACAACAGACCCGGACTGCGACCCGTTGGCGTTCCCGATATAGGTGACTGTCGGGGGACCGGGCAGACTTCCAGAACTGACATTATAATTGCTATCCCTACTCTGGTAGAATGCCGCAACAGGATAGAGCTGTAGCGCGAATAACGCTGCGATCAGGAATAGCCGTTTCATTTCTGGTAGCCCGTCGCTGTCACGGAGACGTTGCCGCCCGTACCCGGAGCGCCGGAGACAACTGCGATTCCGGTATTGACAGCGGAGGCGGGAACGCACGGCGTGAATATTTGCTCGTCAACGCCAAGGCCGGAAGCCGCAGGCGCAACCCACATGATGTGTGAAAGCGTTGCTGTGATGACGCCCGTTACGGTGTTGGTGACAGTCGCTGCTGCCGTCGCGTTGGCGCGGATGGAGTAGGTGCAGAGATACGTGGTGACGCTCGCTGCGCCCGCGAGTGTGGCTGTGGTCGCTCCCGTGGTTCCTGTATTCGACGCTGTTAGTGGCGTCGCACCAGCCGGATATTGCGAGATAACGTTGGCATACTGGTTGCCATTCAGATCGCTCTGGGCTTTCGTTGTTGCGCCCGTGGCAACCGCCGTTTGGGTAGTTGGAATAGTTCCGGCGATGAGGGGAACTGGAAGTATCGCCGCAGCCAGCAAATTCGGGTCCGCAACTACCAGGGCTACGTCGGTTGTGGCGGCGGTGTTACCGGCCTTAACTACAGCCGAGTTGCTGCCCTGATTGATGGTGAAAAGCCAAGGCGACGTGTTCGGCGTATTGCCGGGTTGCACGGTCCATGTACCGGATTGGGTCGCAGCAAATGATGTATTGGCAATCGTCATCTGACCGGATGAATTTACCGCTACGCATTGCGATGGCGTAGTTGGATCGCAGAACACGATCTGCGGGTAGAGGACAGAGGATACCGACTTTGCGCCGAACGTGGTCCCAGTGCCCTGCGTCGCGGTATAGTTCTGCGCTATGGCTGGATTGGCAAATAATAGCCCAAGAAAAAGTACGAGAATCTTACGCATTATAAGCCTCCAAGCATCGGCTGGGTGCAGCCAGTGGAAAGAACGATAGTGCCGGTGCAACTGCCGCCGCCGCCGCCGCCGCCGCCGCTACCGCTGGCAGCGCTCTGGCTACCGAAGATGATGATCTGCTGATTGACCGGCATGGCCTTCGCCGCGGCGAGCGTGAGAGCGATCAGGAAGATGGCGAGCCACGCCCGGGTCATTGCGTCGTCACTACCGCCGTGATGTCGCAGTAGACGGCGGTCGCCGTGGTGATCGCCAGCTGATAGGTGCCGGAGGGCAGGTTGGCGCTCGCATAGCCGTCGGCGGTCAGGGCCGTAATGACGGTCACATAGGTCGAGGCGAGAGTTGACAGACGCTGCAGCGCGACATTGCCGCCGCCCCAGGTGGCATGACAGGTCAGGCCGTAATTGCCGCCCCGGAGGGTGAACACAGCAGTGGTGGCCGAGATGTTGGAAAAGGTGACCGTCTCGACCTTGTTGAAGGCGGCGAGGGCCGGCGAAAAGGCCAAGCAAACGAGCAGGAAGGCGGCGGCAAGGCGTTTCATGGCGGTATCCCTGTGATCCGCCGGCAGGGTGCCGCCATGAGCTGTCCCCAGCAACGCACCGCTAGCAGCCCTTGCAGATGCTTGGCGGCCCGGGCGGTATCGGTGGCAGAGGGTCTACCTCAGACTCGCGCGGATAGGGGCAGTTGGAAACACCGCCAGAATACGGGCATGCGCGCTCACGTTCACCGAAAGGAGCGGGCGCCGCCAAATCCTCCCGGAATAGCTTCAACCACAGGGATAATCCCATAGTAGACGACGCACAGCGCCAGGACCACGATAAGGATAATGTAAATGACCTGACCAAGCGTAGTCGCTGCAAATGTTCCAGTGAGCGGCCACAACTTGGTAAGCGCCCAATAAAAAACAGCAGCGACAAGCAGGACACAGACTAACCACAACAGAGCTTGGATCATGACAATCTCCTATTTGCTGTCGATCTTCTTACCTAGTTCTTTGATATCGGTGACGATCTCGGCCCGCATTTCCTTGATGTCTTTACGAACCTCGGCCACGTCGTTTTTGAGTGCGAAATGGTCGCGGCCATAAAGCTCGACCTCGTAGACCTTCTTTTCGATCTGCTCGATAAATCGCCTCAAGGAAAGTCCCACCTCTCCGAAATTATGATCCTGAACTTCCTGCGCTTCATCAAACCTTTTCAATGCGTGTTGAATGGCTTCGGCTCTTTGAGTGCGTTCAGACGATATGGTTTCAGCCGTGCCTTCCCTGATTTTGGAGACGGCCCAAACGCACGCCGCGATAATGCCTCCGACCGTGACGAGAAACCCGGCGGCTGATATGGACACCATCGTCCATTCGAATGTGTTCATTTCAGCCGCCAAGTCTTTCGATTAGAACTCCGCCACCATGCCTACACGCACCGCCGCGCCTCGCTGAATGCAATTACCGGCGATGCCAATGCACATCTGGCTCGACGGCAGGATGTATTCCGCGAAAGGATCGAACACTACGCCGTTGGACAACCTGATCTTGTTGCCGATGCCGAAGCCGGCCGAGATCAGATATTGCTTGTTCGAGGTGAACCCGTTGGCAATACCGACGTCATCCTCATGCACCGAACCGAACAGATACGGGAATGAGGTAACGACAGCCACGCCAGTCGGCAGCGGGATCAGGGACGGCACTGCATTCTGCAATGACGATAGGCCGGGGATCATGGCAAGGATCATCGGGATCGGCGCACCGAAACCGAAGCGCTGTTCGAACATAGCCGGGCCGGTTAGGCTAAATCCGTTTGCCGAGCCGTTCAGGTTAGCGAAGTCGAACATGCCGTCGACGAACCAATAGCCGCCGCTTGCGCCTACCGGGCAGGTATAGCCGAGCGTGAGGCCGATCGCGCCCTGTACGAACTGGGTTCCGACAGCGGCGTTGTTGACCGCCGAGGTCTCGCCCATGGTGTTGACGCCATAGTACATTCCGCACTTGGTGGTCGGATAAGTAGCGTAGCCGGTCTGCGCTTTGACCGGAATGTCCGCGGCAAAGGATGCCGTAGCAACAAGCGAAAGAGCGAGAGCAGCAACAAGTTTCTTCATCGAAGTCTCTCCTTTAAGGGTTATCAACTCCGACAGGATGCGCCTAAACATAGAGTCTTATTTACCACAGTGATCGGTTACTTGGCGGTGACGTTCGAAGGAAGTGTGTCAGCGAGTGCCTTTTCCTGCGCAGGCAAGATGATTTGCGGCGCGGGTGTCGAGGCATCAACGGGCTTCGATGCCGCCAGCATGATCGACTTCCTGGTATTGGCGAACATCGACCAGATCACCACGATCACGTAGGAGATGGGCGCCAGTGACGCCAACGCGATCTGCGCAGCGCTGCCGGCTTCGGTAGCGTTGACGCCGAACGCGGTTGCCGCGGTGGCGAGTGCGGGGATAAGGATGCGCAACTGCGCCATGACCTGATCTTGTGAGGGCGCTAAGTTCATTCCAATCTCCTATTGAACGGGCGCGAAGCAGACGATCCCGCCCCACCAAAAATGGCATGCCAAAAAGCCGACGATCAGACCAACAAAGCATGGATAAGGCGGCCATGCTTTGCTCAGGTCCCACGTCCAGCGGGAAAGCGTCTTGCGGCCGGTTGCGAGCGCATAGCCCTCAAAGGCCGCAAAGCTAACGGCGATCGCTAAAAGCCAAAGTGCCCAGACCCAGTTCATTTTGGCTCCGATGGAAACATGGTGTACAGTTTTTCATTGATGCGAGCGTGCGCAGTGGCGGCATTATCCAGACCGGTGAAGAATACCCGAAAATATTCGTCCGCCTTGCTGCGATCGAATCCGATATCGATCATCAGCACGTCGATCAGTTTGTCGAGATATCTGTCGAATGCGTCGTCGATCGATTTCTTGCCCTGCTGGAGATTCATTCCATGCCCTCGGCCTGCTTTTCGATCTCCTCGGATCGCCGGATCCAGTCCTTGCCGAAGAACTTGAAGGTGCCGAGCGAGCGGTAGAACGCCTCGCGCTGTGTCTTAAAGTCCTCAATGGCTTTCGGGATGTTGCCGGCGGCAGTCAGGGTTGCTACGGCGTCGCTAGTCAGCGGCCCCCAATCACCGTCGATGACGTCCATTGCCAGAACTCGCTGCAGGGTGACGACGGACCTATGCGGCCCGCCGTTCACGCATAGATCGAAGAATTCAAGATCGAGCCCGTGCGGCAGCTCCGGGCAATAGGGCAGCCAATATTTGGTGTAGTAGATCGTCCGGTATTCGTCGGGAGTGATGTTCTTGACCCACTGCGTCGGCATGTCCCAAGCGCGGCGGTCAGCGTCGTATTCGCGCTGGATGATCCCGTACATCGTCATCCCGCCGGGATCATGGGCATCGTTCGAATAGCCACCCTCCTGCACAAGGATATAGGGCAAGCACTTCTCGAACTGCGGGTCGGTTCCGAGCTTGTAGGGGGTGAAGGTCATCCTAGTTCAGCGTCGCGGCAGAAAAATCTACGGTCAGATTGGTAATGGTGTTGCCACTAATGCCGCCGAAGAGCGCGAAATATCCGGGCTGTCCGGCGATATAAAGCCCAGTGTGATCAATCGGCCAGTTACCGCTAACCGAACTGGTGATATTAGATCCCACCGCCCAATTTTCCGTGCCGAATATAGCGCCCGGCGAACACATGCAGGTCGCCTCCTGAATATTCGAGCCAACATGAGGACTGGTATATTCCGCCTGCGAATACACCCACGTCACAGTGCGCGCGATCTGTCCGTTGGTGAGGGCTTCGATGTCCCATTCCCAGCCAAAGTCGGTACTCGTTCCCGGCCATGCCGAGGTCGGTAGAGTACCGCTAAACGGCGTCAGTACC